TCGATTGTATCCTGATTACGGATGCAGACGAAATTTTCTATTTTAGCGATTTCAGGGCTTCTGTTGCGTTATTTTTGTCTAAGGGGTATAATTGTATGTCAACCGAATTATATGCGCTCTGTGAAGACGCTAAGCCCCTCTATGACGATGTTTTATATCTGCATCAGCAGTGCCATATGTTCCATTACCAAAAAATGAACCATACACCCGGTTTTGAAAGGGAATCCAAGTTCTCAATTTTCAACTGCAAAAAGGTGGATAAAATCAATATGTCAGTGGGTCAACATTATGTTGTTACAGAGCCTCAGATGAAACTTATGAGAGTAACGCCTGACGTTGGTTTCTGCTTGCATGTTAACAAAGGATTCGGGCACCTGTACAAGTTTGCGGTAAGGCAGAAGATGAAAGACAGGTTATCACCCGTCAACATTCAATATAAGATGGGTATTGAGTATTTCAACGATTATGAGACGTTAAGGAAGGAATACGAAGATGCTCAGAAGAAAAGTTTTGACATAAATGAAAATATCGATTATTAGCATTACCCTCAACAATTTAACCGGTCTTAAAAAGACATTGGAGAGCGTTGTTAAGCAGACATATAAGGACATTGAATACATTGTCATTGATGGTGGTTCAACAGATGGTAGCAAGGAATACCTGCAAGAGAATGATGAGCATATTGCATATTGGTGCTCTGAGCCTGACAAGGGTATATACAACGCATTCAATAAGTCATTAGAGCACATTACAGGCGATTACTGCCTATTCCTCAATGCGGGGGATTATCTCAACGATGAGAGCGTTATTGAGAAGGTTGCGCCTTACCTCAACGGTGAAGAGATTGTATATGGGAATGAAAACAAGGAAAAGATGGGAAAGATAACGTTATCCAAATACCCCGATACATTGGATGATAACTACTTTAAAAGGACAGCATTATGCCATCAATCAACGTTCATTCGCTCAGACGTTCAAAAGAGCCATCCATATTCAGAAGATTGGCAGTTATTGGGTGATTGGCTGCTGTTCAGAAATCTCATTGTATGCGAGAGGATAAGATACAAGCATATACCTGTCACAGTAAGTGTATACAATTTAGAAGGGCTTTCATCAACGAATAGAGACCTTCATAACAGGGAAAAGGCAGATTTTTACAGAAATATTGGAAGAAAATTATGATTTTATTTCTTTTTTTAAAAAATTTTTTGTATATTTGCAATAAGAAAAACGGAACATCCGACGGAACTCAGCGGAGGGAAGAATGAGGATGAGATGTTATTATTAAATATGCCAAGATAAAAATGTTACCGGGTAATGTTTGTTGCCATTACCCGGGTTTTAGAAGAAAATCGCTCATAAAAATATATATACATCAAAAAATGGTCGCAAATGCTCATACTTAACTTTTTTATACTTTAATTTTTATTTTATTATTCGGGGATGTTTAAGCGACTGTTCATCCCACTTTTTTGATTATTAGTATCATGGGAAGAGGTAGACCTAAGAAATATTTTACAGAAGAAGAGAAAAAGGCTGCAAAAAAAGAGTATAATAAACAGTATTATCTTGATAATAAAGAAAATATTAAACAATATTATCAAGACAATAAAGAGTACATCAAAGAACAAAGAAAGCAATATTATGAAGATAACAAAGAGCATTACAGAGAAGTAAAAAAACAATACAAAAAAACTCCAATGGGAAGGGCTATAAACCTTATAAGCGCCTATAAACATTCAGATAAAAAACATAATAGGGGTGAATGCACTATAACACCAGAATGGATGGTTGAGAATATCTTTTCAAAACCTTGTCACTACTGTGGTGAAGAAGGATGGGAAATAATGGGTTGTGATAGGATTGATAATTCAAAACCACATACACCAGATAACGTTGTACCTTGCTGTGATAAGTGCAACAGGAAGAGAGGTAGAAGAGACTATGAGGAATTTGTTTTAGATATAATGTTAATATAAATTTATTCATTGTTAATTGTTGTTAATTTGTTTTACTATTAGTTTTGTTTAGAAAAAGATATCCCTCCTTTAACGGGAGGGATATTTTATTTAGAGAAGGTCTGTGTAACGTTTCAACGTTGAATATATTGTCCATAGAGGATTTGGCTTATTGAGTTTATCACCATTCTCACAGGGACAGCCACAGCCACATCTACCGGCAGGGTCGAATATCGGGTATGACTTGCAATGTTCGCATAGGAACTTTAACAGGAAGTCCTTCCTTACCTCAACCTGCCTTCTTATATGGTTTTCAACATAGGTCATATCTTTAAGGTCAAGGCTGTCTGAATTGTCTGATTTGCCCTTTGTAACGCCAACCTCTGTAACATGCGACCATATGAATGGCAGAGCCTCCAATACAACGGCATAACCCAATAATGGGTATACACCCTCAACCAACAGCGTTGAATTCTCTTCTGTTACCTTGTTATTCTTAACCTGATACAGAAGTTCTTCATAAAATGAAAGCCCAAGTATCGGTTCAATCCATATCTGCTCAGCAATCTTTACATAGTTCTGCACCTCTTTGAGATTATAGTTAAGAGGTATCGGGCTGAATTCCTTTAAGTACTTTTCATTGATTAATATATTCTGTATCATACCGGTTATTGTTTATCTTTGTTATTATTTCCATCCTTCTTTTCCTCGATGTTGTCAGTTGTTATGTCCTGTTCCACAGGCTCTGCCTCAGTCTCAGAAGATGAATTATTGTTATCGCTCTCATCGAAGTCATTGAAGTGAAGTGGCTTCTGTACAATCTCAACATCAATACCATTGAGTTTGAACATGTCATTAAGTGACTTTATTACCTGTTCCCTATGATAATTACCCGTTAGTTTCTGATACAACTGATAGGAGATTTCAATCTTATCAGCATCAGATGAGAAACCTGCATTATCCATATCGGGCTGTCCGATAAGCATTGGTGAAGGTATTTGATGCGCTGACAATATCCTGCTTATTGTTCGCTTCGATGCTGAATCGTACCTGTCGGTGTTAATATTTTTGTCACTGAAAGGTGTCCATTCTACCGGCTTATCCTCAATGTTTGTCCTGAATGTTATGGCAATCTGATTTGTGTTCTGAGTGCCTTGGAACATGCTTTGGATGTTGTTTATGATGGCTTTCTTCTGCTCATCAGTTTCCACCTCAGGAAGTGTTAATATACCTGCTGTTGAAAAGCCGTTTATGATATGTTTCAGGTCATAGTTTACATATTCGCATTCGCTCTGAATCGCTTTAATACCTGCTGAATAAACAGGTGACTGATAGTAACTTACAGTGGGGTCATATGACTTTAACACATAGATATAAGGTTTTCCCTGCTTAATAACGTTTTCATCCCTCATATCGATGGCCTCAATCTCAAAAGGTGGATAAAGACCGGTCTGTGTCCAATCTGAGGATATCCAATAAGAAGTAATTTGCCCGTCATCATCATAAGGTGAACATCTTACCTTCTCCAATGGTATGTGATAGAATGAGAAGGTCTTATTGTCCTTATTTTTGATAATTTGTATGGCATATGAACCATATAATAGATAATCCAATGCAATGTACCGGATTAATGTATCCCAAGAATAGTATGTATTTGGATATACCTGAGTACCATCCAATTTCATAGCATCATAGTCGAGTCCGTTCTGCACAATGCTCTGCACCCCGAAGTTTATGGCTGCATGGTGCGTTGGTGACTGATTGTAAAGGTCAAGTAGCAACTGAGGGTAGTCATTCTTCAACCCCCATTTTACCCATCCCTGTTTTGAGTCCCTGCTTATGGCAGAGCCTTCAACTTGTTTTTCGAACTTAATAACCTCTAAACCACCGGATGGTGTTATTTTATTCTTGCTGCCGGCAGGACGGCCTCTCTTTTTTGCTTCCATTTAATTAATATTTATTAAAATAAATTATTTAAATAAACATATTTAAAATAAAAAATGGGAGATAAATTATATCTCCCACTGTGTGTATTTTTATGGTAATGCTTGAATTATGCTTGAATAAACACTCCATCCTGTAGCGGACTTATAAGTATTTACTGCTGATGCAGGAACGTATATTGTTACGTTATTTGGCACTATTGGTTCATCGTTTACATCCTTACCGAATAATGTTGATGTTCCTCCTCCTGTAGCATGTAACATTGGTGGAGTTTCAGACAGCATTGTAATTTTAGTTAGACTATTACAACCATAGAAAACATTATCCTTCATTGCTACAATTGTAGAGGGTAGTATTGCTTCAGAAAGGTTTGTTTCATTTTCGAATAAACAAATTCCTATTACTGTTATACACTCTCCGACATTTAATGTACCAAGTTCTCCCTTAGATGTTGGTAAATCATGGCATGTAAGTTCATTGCATAATTCCCCCGGTTCAGGGTCTGAACAACATATTAATGATATCTCGCTTCCACCACTTGTAGTACCTGTGTATCTCATACCAATAGGACTTATAGGTGCTCCACAACATATATCCAATCTTGAAGTCAAAGAAGCAATTTGCTGAGTTAGTCCTGATATTAATGCATCTACCTGTGCTTTTGTATAATAATTTGAAAGGTCTGTAGGAGTATAAGCAGAAGTGTCCAACTTATTATTTAGAGCCTGTGTTATAACCTTATTTTGGACAGGGTTAATACTTACTGTTGACAAATATGAATCAACAGTAACAGAAGAGCCACTATACCTTGCATCACTTTCCTCTTTTGTATAATAATCAGATAGGGAAACACCTGTTATGTAATGCTTATCCAACACCCATTGTTCAGTAGCATAACCTGATAGACTTACAGGTGTATATGCTGATGCATCCAATTTGCCATTTAAAGCCTCCGTTATGACCTTGTTTTCAACGGGGTTGGTACTTATAAGGCTCAACTCATTATCGACCGTTACAGAGCCTCCTGAGCAGGTTATTTCGATATTTCCTGTACCTGATATGGACTCACCGTTTATGGTCTTTAACTGAATGTCACATCCTCCCGATAAATTATCGATTTCCTCCTGTAATATTTCATCATTTGTCTGCAACTTTGATATCTCCAATAATATGTTATCGCAGTCACAGACATCCTTATGTTTGTCGCATGGCTCAATCTTTACATAGTCACTGCAACAGTTTTGCCCTGAGAGCCACTTTTGATAATCGTTATTCATATTATATTTTTATTATAAACATATTATGTTAAAGGTTTTCATTATAATCTATCACCTGTTGTATCTCATCATCGGTAAGAACATTGAATGACATATATACCCAATAGAAATCACCCTGCCAAAATTCACTCGCTCTATTGGCATAATCGCAGAATAATGAACTATTTCCGTTATACTCAGAGCCATATCCAAATGCCCCGTCATATGAGCCATTGTTTGTATGGTCTCTTAATTTCTGCTTAACACCACTGTCATAGTATGTCCTTATGGATGCTGTCACAGGCGAACCCGTTGTGGATACACTATATAGAGGATTGTTGTAACTGCTGCTACCATGCAGGAATATACCGGTGGTTGGATAACGCCACATCCAATTCATTTGGCTGCTACTTGTATTACCTCTATTGGTCAAAATCGAATAACCGGATGATGTCCTTACCTTTGACACTATTGTCATTGTGCATCCACTTTCATTGTTATTTCTACCGAAATATGTGGTTCCTGAAATATTCATACGGGTATTGCCCGTTATCGTTATATACCCATCTGCTGAATGGTCCACAATGTTATAGCCATAGTTACATACAGCATCAACATCCCTAAGTTGTCCTTCCGTCTTCGCTATTGTATATGTTGAAGCGTCATAGTTTTTGGCGTTGTAGTTAAGCATAAATGGAACGTCAGGTAATCCACCCTGTACTGCTTCCCAATAGTATGTGCCACCACTTTCAGTGAATATGTATTTATCACCTGCTATTGTTGCCTTTAAACCAACATAAGGACATTCATATTGCTCTGCCTCTGTCATCGATGAGAAGGATACATTGTTTGGTGGGTCTTGCATTTCTGTATAATATACAGGATATTCAACAGGACTTGCATCAGCGCCCGCATTAAGCGTTATACCCGAAGGGATATAAACAGCATCATTCGTTAAGTCATATAAACCTACCTTATCATCAGAATTTCTTTTAACGGGTATATAATCATAGACGGCAGTGCCTCCCGATGTTTCCACCCTAAGGTTATGGAACTGTAAATATGCTGTCTCATATGCTGATAAATTTGCAGTAAACAATGGTATATTATATACACCTGTCTGTATTGTATTGGTGGATGCTGTTGTTGTAGAATTCGCTGTATAAGCATCATATCCTTCATTTTCAACAATGATATCAGCACCCTGGGATACATCATAGTTATGCAAGTGGTTGGTTACCTTTGCTCTTACACCTGAATAAAACCTATATTTACCGGTAGCGCCACCACCATTTCTTGACTCCAACTTATAATTCCAAAACCAATTGTTTGTCCTGTACCACTCAGTACCCCATCCGTTATCGAATTTATATATACCCCATTTCCAAAAGACAGAAGCGGATGAATTTGAGTCATTACCACCAATTATCAATCCATAATATGATTCTTCCCAATTTAACGGGGTAAATTCGAATATATAATTATAATTGCTTTGAAGGTCTATTGGGACTGTAAATATCTGTGATGTCTGTACAGTCTGCTTTATCGTCTGAGCATATGTAAGTTCTGTATATCCTTCCGGTACCCTGCTGCTTCCTGACACTTCCCCAACGTTAACCCAAGAATTGCCGCTATATTGATACTCATAGCCATCATCGATGGTGAGTTTGCCATCATAATATGTAATGTTTCTTCCGGAGCCATAGACACCATATTCCTCATAATTGTCCAAGTTATTGAGTTTATACCACTTACCATCAGCCTTATTGAAGACATCAATAAACTCTGTATCCTGATATTGTGATATATCATTAACAACCGCATAGCAAGGCTCCTGAGTTCCATTTAATGAAACCCGGTAATATAAAATGGCATCATTCCGATAAACCTTTATGATATTGCTATCGGAATGACACCATCCGTTTATGTTATTATCATTGAATTTTAACATCTTTTAAACAGGTAAATTTCCTTCATATTGTGATATTCCAAGAATCTGTGACTGCCATCCCTCTCCCCATGCGCTTTCATATGCTGATATTGCTTCATCCGGTACATAGAGAGCACCAAAGTTTGCAAGTGTGCTTTCACCAACTGATACCGTTGGAGGCGTTGTAGCCTTAACAACAATGTTATGAGCATTCGAAGGCAGATTATCAATTCCATCAATAAACGATGGAATTAGGACATCGAGGTCACCCGAAGCCGAACCAAATCCGCCACCAAGGTCACCTGATAGCCAATCTCCAATACCGGTAGCGCCATCAGCAAGGTCATACTTTACAAGGTAGTCTGTATCTGTCTGAGATGCTGATACCAATATGTCTGTCAACGGGTCAACAGCAACATCATTAACTGTTATCGCTGTAACAGTGTTTTCCCATTCGGAAGTTCCGCCATTTACCAAAACGATATCTTGGCCACTCTCACCTTCAAGTCCTATGTGGAACGCTACCATTAACTTATCCTCAATAACAACCGGGGCGCTTGCTGCAAAAACAACTGAATTTCCCGATGTTATGTAACTGACATTCGGGTACTGCTTTGTATTGTCAGCATCATAAGCAGTAACATCTGCGTATTTGTTAATATAGTTCATCTTTTATCTTAATTAGTTCATTATATTTATCCTTCATATCGGGGTTAATCTGAAAGAAATCCTGTATCTTTCTATGCCTGTCAAAGCAGTGGTTACCCCTCTTGTATATTTTCCATAGATATTCCTCCCAACTTCGGGTTATATAGTGTTTGAGGTACATCTTCTCATATGTAACAGTCCTTCTTTCCTTCTTTCCATTGGTCATCACCCAATTTCCTGCCCCACAATGCAGACCACAGAGATTCCAACTGTTAATTTTCCTTAAATTCCAACACACCTTTGAGGTTTTTGCGAAGGTTTTGTCATTTTCCGTCTGCTCTCCCCTCTCAGTGTAGAACTCCCTGTAATCCCTATCACCATAATTTGGCTTATAAATGCGACCGGAGGCGCCAAAATTCATCCATTGGATAACTATACCATCCTTATCCTGAAAGTCGCTCAGAACGTCTGAAATTGCCTTATATGGCTCTTCTAATGTTATGTACTCATCGATGTCAATAGCGAAGCACCAATCATATTGGTTTAAAGCCTGTATTTTCAATACCCCATCCCTTATGTAGAACCTTTGGTTTATGCCTCCCTTTTGTCTGTTCGTTATCAGTCTTTGTTTATCGGACTCCTTTTCATAGATATCAAAGACAGACCATAATGTAACATTCGGGTATTTATCAGTGATATGCTTATGTGAGTGACTATCTATGTCCTCATATATGAAGATATGGTCTACCATCTTTGTATGATGGTTAAGCCAAGAGGTTAGGTACTCGTCTAATTCGTCTTTTATGACTGTATGGATACAGATTTTCATTATTGATATATATACAATTGGAATGTTTGCGTTGCCGTTTGATTTGCATCAACTGTAAAATAATCGGAACATCCAACATTGCTGAATATGTATTCAACATCATCTGTTTTTGGTACGGTATCAGTATAACAGCCTGATATTGCGATATCAACGTTATTCCTGTTTAAAGTAAACGTTATCTCATAATTATCATTCTCTATATTTATTATACCTTGATTTGACAAGACTAATGCATTTCCCTTTATTCCATATATATTAAGACCCGATATGTCATCACCATTATTGAAGGTTACCCATTGAGGTGATGGTTCTGGTATTGCTTGAATTCTTGAGGTATATGAACTCCAATTGGTTGCGCTTTGGTAAGCTGATACCGATTGTGATGGAACATAGATTGGACAGTTATTGGTGTCATTGAATACATTAGTGCCTAGTGTAGCTGGTGTGGTTGCCAACACTGTTACGCTTGTTAAACCACTACATCTATAGAAAGCATAATTACCGATACTTGTAACACTATCAGGTATCGTTATTGTTGGAAGACTCCAACAAAAACCAAAAGCATTGTCTCCAATAGTTGTAACACCACTACCAATTGTTGCACTTGTTAAACTAAGACAACTAGCAAAAGCCTGTGTACCAATAGTTGTAATACTATCAGGAATAGTTACACCGGTTAAACCACAACCTTGAAAAGCATTTTGACTAATACTTGTAACACCACTACCAATTGTCACACTTGTTAGGCCAGTACAAAAGCCGAAAACACTTTGACCTATACTTGTAACACTATCAGGTATGGTTATATTTGCCAAGCCATTACATTGATAGAAAGTATTGTTACCAATAATTGTAACACTGTTAGGTATTGTTACACTTGATAAACCATCACATCTAAAGAAAGCATAATCACCAATACTTGTAACACTATCAGGTATTGTTATATTTGTTAAACTAGTACAACTGTTGAAGGCATTACCACTAATACTTGTAACACATTGCCCAATCTCCACACTCTGAAGGTTGGTCTTTGTTATTTCATTATTTGTTATTGCTGAACTAGCATCACACTCAGCACTGCTTGTTGTTCCCCCGGTATATGTTGCTATCCATTTATAAGATGGTGCAGGTGGCGTTCCTCCCGAATATACCAATGTTGAACCAAGGTAAGCAGCGCTAACATCTGTGCTGCCCACCTTTAAGGTTATTGTATTATTTCCTATTTTTATTGCCATAATATACTGATAATTAGGTAATTATGTAAAGTGTCGAACTGTCCTTATTTTGCAGGTTATCATAGTCTGACTGCGATATCTGCACCAATTTAAGACCACCCAATGCCAATATGGTATCTTGCAATCTGACATCATTTGTTCCATCATTAACATAGATATCACCGTTCTGCCTTATTTCGAAGGCATTATGCCTTGCATTATTAGCAGTTCCATTTCCTACTGAGAAGAGGGTATTACCGCTATCACCAAAGATTGTTGTAGTACTTACTGAAATATTATATTGTCCTGAGGCGAATTCATTGATGTTATAAGCCTTGTTTCCTGCGTTACAAATAAATTGGTTACTACTATATCCCGAATTAGAATTGCCGCAAACAAACGTTTTCTCTATATTGTCATTTAAACTATATAAATAATTGCTCCCACCAAAAACAGTATTCCAACCAACGTTTTTTGTATTATTTTTATACATGGTATTGAGATTACCACATACAAAATTACCTGCGTTGCCATATGAATTACCTCTAAGGTCTATTGTATTGTTGTTACCCAACAAAATAGCATTTCCACCATATGCATTTCCTGTTCTTACATTATTATATGAATTAGTAAAAGCGCCAAAAATATTGTAACCTGTGTCAGCCGACAACGGCAAATCAAGCGATACTGTATCCGCTGTTGCACCCGTTGTAACAGATATTCCTCTACCTGCTTCAATGGCTTTTCCACCACCCTCAGCAGAGATAACATTTCCACTTATTGTGATATTGGTACCGGCTGATAAGGTATCCTGTTTTCCTGACAATGCTGCCGTTACCGCTGAGGTATCTGCCTTATTGGTATTAAGTGTATTAAGTGCCCTGCTGACAACCTCTTCATTGATATCTACCTTTCCCGATAGGGTATTAACAACGCTTGCATCTGCCTTTGCTGACAAGGCTTCACTTATCTGTGTTGCACCGGATGTTTGGGACTTTGTATAATAATTTGATAAGTCTGTCGGGGTATATGCTGAGGCATCCAACTTGTCATCCACCTTATTCCACTTCTCTTTATCGTTTGAGGTGACATGTATCTCAGTATCTGCTGTATGCCCCGTTACAACACCATTGAGAGACGTTACAACACTACTGTCTGCCTTTCCTGAGACTGCTGCTGTAATATCCTCTGTAACTGCTGAGGTATCTGCCTTTCCGCTGATGGATTCATCAATCATTGTTTGAACCTCTCCTGAGGTCATTCCTGATTCACCACCACCGGTGGAACCAACCATATTCTCCTTAAAATATGATTCCAACTCCGATTTTGTCATTCCGATATCGGAATAACGACCGGATATGAATACGTCATTTGTTGCGGATTTCTTAAATGTGAACATCTCACTGTCATCCGTAACCAAGGCAAGCGAATTAAGGGGGACTTCGATATTTCCATTGCTCAGATAATAAGCATTGTTCTCAAAGGTAAACTTAATCGCATTACCTGTTTTTGATAATGAAATTGCCATATTGAAACTATCTTTATGTAAAATTATTTTATTCTTTTCTTAAATAACCTATCGTACAGCGACTTGCAGTATTCTTCACTGCTATGCTGTCGTTTTCTTCCACTAAAATTACGTCTGATGACGGTACAATATATTTGACATCATCGCCTATAAACTCATAATAGGCATCTGTTTGGGTATATGAATTGAAATACATAGTTATATATTTATTTAAACATATTATTCTGGTATCGCTTGAATTCGGGATGCATAGGCAGACCATTTTTCTGCTGACTGATATGCTGTTACTGATTCTGCTGGTACATATATGACGCAATCATTGGTATAATCAAATGCATGATTACCATACAATGTCGGTGGTGTTGTTTTTTCAATGACTATACTTTGAAGGTTGCTGCAAAAAGCCAAAATATAATCATAAATAATAACAATAGATGCAGGAATAACAATTGTTGTTAAGGATGAACAACTTTGAAAAGCATTACTGATAATTCTTTGAACACTATTAGAAATAGTTACAGACGATAAACTATAACAATTAGCAAAAGCACTATCGCCTATACTTGTGACACCACTTGGTATAGTAATACTTGTTAGACTTGTGCTTTGAAAAGCATTACTGCCAATCTCTGTTACCCCCGAAGGTATAACAACTTCTGTAATAGACCTGTCAATCATTCCTGCCAATGCCGTTTCTGCCGATGATGAACCCCCACCACCGGTAACAATCTGCGATACATAATCATCATAGGTGTCAATGGTCGCTGATGATGGAACATTAACACCTTTTGCTTCAATGGCTGTCTTAATATCAGCCTTTGCCGTCTGTAATCTCGTTATCTCAGTTTGAATGCTCATATCTCACTCAGTTCTTGCTCAACATCGCCAATCATGCTGTCGATTTCAGTTTTGGTATAATAATCGGACAAATCACCGGCTGTTGCGTTTGTAATATTGTATAATATGTTCGCTGTCTTTGCCGATGATGGCAAAAGGTTATAAGCCTCCTGAGTGATGTTAACAACCGTTGTGGCGCTAACATCCCTCACATTATATGTTTGCCCGGATAATTGAATATCAGTTATTTCCATAATTAACTAAACACCAAAGTTGTTCCTTGAACAGAAGCCTGTAAACCTCCCGTTATTGTTATATCACCACTTCCCAAGAGTGATGTGTTATTCACCGTCTTTATGTTTGTACCCGATACAAGGGTATCCTGTTTATTGCTTAATGCTGTGCTTATCTGAGTTGCACCGGATGTTTCGGATTTTGTATAATAGTTTGAAGCATCGAAGATATCAGATATCGGGATATCAATCTCTTCCTTTCCTGCATCGCTATTGAAGGTTATTGCAAGGTATGAAGCCCCTGATAACGTCTTTATCTCAACGTTATCAACCATTCCATCCTTAATGAAGTCCGTTGCATCGATGTAAGCAAGGGCAGTACCCGTTGCAGCAGAGTTTCCGTAGAAATAAATCTTCTTATCAGTGCTGTTATAGTTAACGCTCTCAAACTTTAAGTCCAAAGCTTCGCCAACCACCGTTGCAAGAGCCGTTGTAGCAGCAGTTATAGCGTCATTTGTCTGTCCTGAGGTATAATACCCATCCAATGAGTGAATAGCAGTGCTATCAACTATGTCATAAGTGGTACCGGATAGGGTTATTTTGTCTAAATTTGCCATTTTTTAATGAATATTTTGGTTATTAAGTATTAAGTTCGTACCTTCCACCTTTGCATAGTTCCCAACAATGTTATTTGCCTCCAACTTCGTTAGATATGCCTGCAAAAGTGTGTTTGTCTCAGCCTTTGTGTATCTGTTTAATATCTCCTGAGTCTGACCGGATACAATGCCTGATAATTCGTTGATATCGGCAGATATGGGAGCCAATGATTCATCGATTTGGGTCTGAACCTCACCCGATGTCATTCCACCACCGGATATTACAGCCTCATCGATTTTCTTGTCGACCTCCCATTTCTGATAATATCGCTGAGCATCAGCAAGTTGCGTTGTGCAACACTGCTTCCAATCATTTTCAGCGTCATAAGGATTGAATTTCATTATACATCTATTTTTATAAACATATTAATTAAGTTAGAAACCCACTATTCTGCTCTTGTATGTTTTCCATCCTGAGGCTGCTTTATATGTTTCCACTGATGAAGCCGGTACATATATTGTACAAGTGGTATTATCGAATGCCCCGGTACCTAATGTTGGGGGTGATGTTGCTTCAATAGTTATACTTCTTAAACCACTACAATATTCGAAAGCACCACCACTAATACTTGTAACACTTGAAGGCAAAGTCACACTTCTTAAACTACTACAATAATAGAAAGCCATATTACCAACCGATGTAAGCCCACTTGGTATGGTAACACTTGTTAAACCGGTGCATTTGTAGAAAGCCCTGATACCAATACTTCTAACTCCACTGCCAATGGTAACTGATGACAGTGTAGTTGCAGATAAGAAGGCATCTTGACCAATACTAGTTACACAGTTACCTATATCAACACTCTGAATGCTGGTAAGAGATATCTCATTTTGAGATATTGAAGAAGTGCTGCTACAATTAGCTGATGATGTTGTACCTCCCGAATATGTTGCAACCCATTTGGGTGTTGATGGTGTTGGTGGTTCACCACATGGTGGTATTCCTTCTATTCTTGATTCATAGTTAGACCATGCTGTCTTATAATCTGCTACTGATGAACATGGAACATATATTGGACAATCGCTGGTGTTAGAGAATGCACTATAATTTAATGTAGGTGGTGTTGTTGCATTAATGGTTATACCTGTTAAACCACTACAATTATCAAAAGCATAACCTCCAATAGTTGTAACACTATCAGGTATTGTAACAGATGTTAAACTAGTACAATTATTGAAAGCATTACCACCAATACTTGTAACACCACTGCCGATAGTTACACTTGTCAAGCCACTACAATAACTGAAAGCACCACTACCAATGCTTGTAACACTATCAGGAATGGTTACACTTGTTAAACTTCTACAATAACCGAAAGCACCTTGACCTATACTTGTAACATTATCTGGTATAGCAATGTTTCTTAATCCATAACAATATCGGAAAACATATCGACCAATACTTGTGACACCACTACCGATAGTAACCGATGTTGAGCCACTACAACTATCGAAAGCAGCCTCACCAATACTTGTAACACTATCAGGTATTGTTACACTTGTTAAACCACTACAATATTGGAACGCATATTGACCAATACTTGTGACTCCACTACCTATCGTTACACTTGTTAGTCCGCTACAGTTGTAAAAAGCTTGGGCGCCAATACTTGTAACATTGTCAGGTATTATAATTGATGTTAAACCATTACAATTTTGGAATGCATAATCACCAATAGTTGTGACACAATCACCAATATCAATGCTCAATAATATATCCTTCATTGGTATTTCATTAATTGTAATAGCAGAAGTACTGTCACAGTATCCTGATGAAGTCGAAGTCCAATAGGTAGCAACCCACTTTAGTCCAGGCTCATCACAAGGTGGAATACCTTCAATTCTTGATGCATAGTTAGACCATCTACTTGCTGTCCTATATGTTACCACAGATTCACAAGGTACATATATTGGACAATCATTTGTATTATAAAATACATTAGAATCAGCAAGCGTAGGTGGTGTTGTTGCATTAATGGTTATACCTGTTAAACTACCACAACTATTGAAAGCATCAGTACCAATACTTGTGACTCCACTACCGATAGTTACACTTGATAGACTGCTACAACCGTTGAAAGCATTACTATAAATATTTGTAACACTATCAGGTATAGTTACACTGGTTAAACTATTACATTGTCTAAATGCACTACTGCCAATGGTTACAACACTATCAAGAATTGTTACACTTGTTAAACTTCTACAACTAGTAAATGCACTACTGCCAATACTAGGTACGGAATCGCCTATTATAACTTCAGTTATTGCAGAATTTCCGCTAAATCCCATAGTATTATCTGGTGCAACTTGTGCATTGTATGTTACACTTGTAAGACTACCACAATATCGGAAAGCAGCGCCACCAATACTTGTAACACCACTTGGGATTGTTATACTTTGAAGGCTGCTACAACCATCAAATGCCTGTTGACCAATTGATGTTACGTTGTTAGGTATTATTACTGATGATGTACCAGTACACCAACTAAATGAACAATAGCCAATACTTGTAACGCTGTTACCAATAATATATGTAGGAACACTAGCCCCAAAAAAATCTCTAACCCTTAAACTCTTTGTTGAATAGATGTTAAGAATCATATTATTATCTATGGTCACACTTGTCAAGCCACTACAATAACTGAAAGCACCACTACCAATGCTTGTAACACTATTAGGAATTGTAACAGATGTTAAACTAGTACAATTATTGAAAGCATTACCACTAATACTTGTAACACTATCAGGTATTGTAACACTTGTTAAAGCGGTACAATATTGGAAAGCATCATGACCAATACTTGTAACACTATTAGGTATAGTTACACTTGTTAAACCACTACAAGAATAAAAAGCCCAATCACCAATACTTGTAACACTATTAGGGATAGTTACACTTGTTAAACTAGTACAAATACTGAAAGCTTGGTTACCAATACTTGTAACGCCACTACCTATTGTTACGTTTGTTAAACCACTACAATAATGGAATGCATGGTCAGGAATACTTCTAACACTATTGCCGATTGTGGCACTTCTTAAACTGTAACAATCATAGAAAATATAATTACCAATACTTATAACGCTATCCGGTATAGTTACACTTGTTAAACCACTACAATCGCTGAAAGCATAAGTACCAATACTTGTAACACTATCAGGTATTGTAACACTTGTTAAAGCGGTACAGTGAGAGAAAACCCCTGAATTATAACTGCCAGTACCAATAGTTGTAACACCTGATGGTATGGTGACGGATGTTAGCCCAATACAAGTATCGAAAGCTGCATCTTCGATAACAGTAACAGCAGAAGAGATTCTAACATCAGCACTGCTATTCATGTCACCAATGCTTTCAAACACTGTATTCCATCTAAATACTCCGTAGCCTATTTCTTCAACACAATCGCCAATACTACACTCGTATAAATAATAAGTATTGAAACTGTTTTGACCATAATACAAGGTATCATTAAAAGTTAACTCAGTGCTATCTCCATCATCGCACTTAATAACCTTTAACGGGTCGTACCTCCATCTTTTAGAACCCGGTTCAACATAATTGTTGTAATACACACATTTCACCCCATTCCAGTAATAGTGACTAGGACATTTTGGTTCAGTGGGAGGATTATAAAAATAATGGCCTTCGAATTTATCATTGCAAAAATCAGCATCAACACTTACAAATTGCCCCGGTTGATATACAGTAGGATAAGAAGAATACCATGTTAATCCATCATCATAACTTTCTTCCCTCATTTCCTTTTTGTATTTTTTATTGCCATCACATAGATACTGACCTTCTAGTATTCTCCACCTGTATATTGTTTCAATGGATGTACAGTCTGAAGAATCATATTCGATTAGTTCACCTTTCTTAACTTGTTCTGGTACAACATTCTGCCAAGTTGTACCAGAATCATAACTAACCTGATATTGAGTTTTTTGAAATTTACAATTATTAGCCATATATTATTGTATTGGATATATTTTATTTGAGTAAAAAGACCACTCTGATGCATTTTTATAAGCATTTAGAGAACCAGATGGAACATATATTTTTAAATTTGTATTGGTATTACTTAATGCTAAATTACCCAATGTAGGGGGTGTTGTTGCATTACAAGTTAATGTATATAGACCAGAACATTCTTGAAAGGCTGAATCGCCTATTGATGTAATAGAAGATGGTAACTCAATATCTGATAAACCATCACAATTATAGAAACAATATGAAGGTATTGCTGTAAGACCTGATGGTATTGTGCAATATCTGAAGTTGAGACAATCTCTGAAAGCAGCACTACCAATAGATGTGATAGTATCTGGTAAGTCAACAAACATAAGTGATATGCAATTGGTAAATGCTGATGCACCAATGGTTTGACAACCATAAGGTATCTGGCACTCAGTCATTGCCCCTGCACCTAGGAATGCATTGTCACCAATACTTGCAACAGTATTCGGTATCCTGACAAAAGTAATATTGGTAAATCCTGAAAAAGTATTGTCACCAATAGATGTACAGTCATTTGATATTACAATATCTGTTGCTGCTGTGGCGTATGCATCTACCTCAGATGCTGTTATTTCTCCAGTACCTGATATATAGTATGTAGATGCTGAAGTATTTATTATTGCCTTTGTCTGGTCGCAATCATCACATAGGTATTCACCATCCACAACCTTCCAATCATATATTGGTGCAACAGGAGGTGGTGCAGGCTCATCGCACTTGCTTTGTGTTATCGTAAACGCTGTATTACCGGATGTACAATTACAATTATCTGCCACAATGGTATATGTAATATCGCTATCACCTTCATTCCTTGGTACACCAATCAGCAAATAATTATTGCCTATGGAAGTGGTAAGCCTTGAATCTATTGATACTATATTAAGTCTGCAAGTGCCATCATAAGCAAACTGAACGGTCTGTGCTGAACAACTTATGGTCTGTGCTGATGGTCTTATACAGGCTGTTCTTTCCTGAGTTTTAACGTTTATTAACCTTGTAGCCATACAACAGGAAAGAAGCATAGTGCCTTCCAATGGCGTTGATGATGGTGTGCTTGTCTGACATATAGTAACTGTATAATCTGTATCAGCAAGCCCTGTTGAAGGGCTTACAGTGATGTTTGCAGGAATGTTTTTTATCTCCCAATCACAGGATGTCCTCAATGTATATGTATTGCAGGTCGCAGAGTTGAATATTATGGTGTTAGGCATGTTGCTAATTATGCCACAGGCACCTGATTCATCACAATCAAGACTGTCAAATTCCTGTTCCGTTGTGAAAGTTCCCACAATATTGAAGTTTGGATATTGGCTCTCATAGCCTTCCATTACCTGATAATCACCGGTAGGGTTTCCGAACATATCCACCTGTTGCCTTACCAAATACCTTGCCCTTCTAAGTCCTATGCACTCATAGCATATCACATCGCCGACCTGCTTAACCCATCTCCACCTTGTTTCGGTGCTTTGGTCTTCATCCCAATCGTTTGCTGCCGTTGTGCCATAGGATGATGATTCTGTAAGGGTAACAGTTATGATATCGCTCTCACCCTTTTGGGATGCTGTTGAGATAACATAAGACGGTTCCAATCCGAAGTTAAAACCCGGATAAAATTTATTATCATTGCCCTTTGGAATAATTATGGCAGAGTACTTGTTATCAAGGAATTCTAGTAGATTCCAACTCCAACTAGGTTTATAAGCATCAAGAGCGATTTGAAATTCTATTGTATCTGTCACCTTGAAGCCATCATAAACCTCTGAGAATGAGCAACTATCACCCAAATATTCAATCTTCTTGAAGTCTTCCGTTGATATCACAGTCTTATTCTCAACATCCAATCTCGCCTTTTCCTTCTCAATGAGTTGGAGGCTCTGTATGCCGTTAACCCTGAAACCAAGGCATACAGGCTCAACAGCCTCAAATTCAGCATCCAATTTAAGGGTAGGGAAGTTTGAAAGACATGCGAAGGTGAAGTCAGTTTGGTTGACATCCTTTGATAAGTTGAATGTATGCGTTATCCTGCTTGGAAAGTCAACATTCACCATAAAGTAAGTGCCATCCTCTGCCTCCAATATTGCATAGTATCGACCCCCGAATAACTTATAGTTCACATAGCCATTCATTGAGAGGGTAATCTTCTTTTGAAATTTATACCTCTCATCCAATGATGTTTCCTCTGTAAATTGGATATTGAACCCGTTTATTCTTAATGGAAGTTCTGTTAGACCGGATATATATGCCTCACCATTGTCAATCTGAATATCTTTTATATGCTCAGCAGAGACCAAATAAAGCACATTTTTCAATTTATTGTAGACATACCTACATCCGTTACCGGTTTTTCCTAAATAATCTGTTACCATTTGTATGTTTATTATATAATATAATTTTATATAATTTTAATAAATAATTTTATTATAAACATATTGTCTATGGAAAAAATTATAAAGAAAGATGGATACGTTTATCTGTTACAGGATAACGATTCATATGGCAGGTTTCCAACCTATTATTATTTGGGAAAAGATAGTGATTATTGGTACGATAAAGATACACCGAAACCAATTCTTAAAAAAAAGAAAAAGAAAGAAGCAAAATCTGAAGAATAATACCCTTCAGATTTTGTTTTTTAAAATATTTTATGTATATTTGCATTAATCTCAATATTGGGAAAAACAGTTTAAAATATTTATAATTATGGGAGAAATTAACCAATACATTAAAAGTGACGGTCATTCCTATGTGAATCTAAAAGACCGCAAGGGAATTTGGCATGAAGCCAAAGTGTGTGAGTTGGTATGGGAAACCTTTAAGGGAGAAATACCGGATGGATATGAAGTAACTCATATCGATGGAAACAAGCAAAACAACAGACTTGATAACTTAAAACTGAGTAAAAATGTTAGATTGTAAATGTAAAGTTTGTGGAAAGGAATTTAGGTATGGTGATGAAAATTCACCATGCCTTATTGATGAAAAATGGGAAAAAGTTGTTAACTTCTACAATCTTGGAGATTATGAAAAGAAAGCATCTATGCTTCATAGTGAAAAATTCAACGAATGGGAAGAACTTAATGACTACGATTGGGAAAAATTAGACTCTTTTGAAGAAAAAGATGAATACCACTTGTATATCTGCTATAATTGCATGGAAAAGGCGTTAGGAAGGAAAATAACGCATAATGATTTGCCGACACCCAAAGCAAAAACAGACGGTGTTTGGTATTATAATAAAGAATTCGAAGAAAACTATTTTAAATAATGGGAGTAATTTATTTAAGAACTAATTTAGTCACCGGTATGCAATATGTTGGTAAGGCTGAAGATTTCAAAAGAAGGGAAAGGGATTGGAGATGCCTGAAATGGAGATATGCCAACCAATTGTTAACCGATGAAAGGGAAAAATACGGGTTAGAAAACTTCACAGTTGAAATATTGGAAGAATGTGACAATTCAAAACTTAATGAATTGGAACGGATATACATTGAGAAGTATAAAACAATATATCCCGATGGTTATAATGATAATGAAGGTGGTGATATAGGTTTTCATCACTCTGAAAGTACAAAGAAAAAGATTTCAGACAGCAATAAAGTTGCAGCCAAGAAAAGAATGGATGAACTTATTGAACAACTGAAACCATATCAATACAAAAAAGGCAATAAACCTTGGAATTATGGTGTTGAAGGCTGTTATTCTGAAGAAACAAGGCGAAAGATGTCTCAATCTGCCAAAAATAAACCTCCAATGAGCGAGGAAACCAAACAAAAGATGTCTGAAAGTAGAAAAGGCGTTTTTTTAAATAAAAATGGCAAAACAGTCTATCAATATACGTTAGATGGTGACTTGGTTGCCACCTATTCATCAAGAAATGAAGCCGGAAGAGCCATTGGGGTTAGAGGCACATCCATTGGTAATTGTTGTAATGGTGGCTTTTATAATAAAAAACGGGGCAAATGGGTTAATATGGAAACAATAAAGGGTTATAGATGGTCTTATGAACCTCTATAACCCTTAATTATTGTAAAAAAAGTTAATTAACCCTTAACCACTGTGATTGCAGCCTCAGCAAGAGGAACTGCTGTTTCAGTTACGTTACCTGTTAATGTAACAGTGATACCATTGCTATCACCACCACCTGCAACAGACTGCTCAGATGCTTCAAGACCTACCGTTCTACCAAGAGCTAGGAATTCGCCATCAGCAGTTGCAACAACTACGAAGAAACGACCCAATGCAAGAGCGTCAACAGGACATACCATGTCCTTGTCGTATTTACCATTGATAGTGAATGTCAATGTATGGGTTCTGTACTTCTGTCCGTTGTCCTCAACCACCAACTCATCAGAGTAAGACACTGAATTTTTTGCAGGTTCAATGTGATAGAAAGAAGCGCCTGATGCCATTGTGATAGCGCTCACTGTAACACCCTGCTCGCAGTCATAGTTAACCGGAGCCGAAACCACATCTGCAAAGTTTGCGAGATAAATATCCTTAACCTCAGGAAGAGAGTAGTTACAGGTATTTGTTCTCAACAAATTCTTATTTAATGAACAAGTTAATGCCATGTTAATATATCGTTTTTAATAATTATTTTTAAATTATGGGGATAACCGTATTGTTATCCCCGGTCAAATATAGTGTCAACCTTTAAGGTTTGCTTACAACGAAGATTTCAGGGAATACTACACCAACAGCGATATTGCTGATAGCACCAACCCTGTACATATCGTCAAGAGTCGTATCCTTCATGTCAATTATCTTATATTCAAGATGTGAACTGAATGTGTCAAATCCGAGAACCAAATTCCTAGGGTCACCAAAGATTATCTTATTTCTTGACATTTCAGTAGGAATAAGTTCGAAACCAAAGATAAGAACACCACCCTGAGGTCCTCTTGCATAGTTGGAGAAGATGCTTTCGTTGTTCGGGCAGCAAATCTTACCCAATGCCATCTTAACCAATTCGATGTCATACTTATTCATAAGAACCTTGAAGTTGTCAGTTGTAAGTTCGTTCTCAGCGGCCTTTGCCATACCTGCCTGAATAACTGCCTCAACCTGAGCGAGAACATTGTCAACGGTGAAGTTAGCACCGGAGATTACCTCAACATTTTCATTTGTTTCCAAAAGTTTTTCGATACCATCAGTTACCTTAAGGTATGCCTTGGTTGTGGCTGTTCTTGCTGTGTCACCCTGCCAAAAGATTTCCTGATATTCTTTTGCCATCTGCTTTCTGAGACGGTCGAAGTACCACTCAGAGAATGTCTGAGGAATACCACCTCTAAGACTGATTTCAGTCTGCTCTACCAACCAATTATCCCAAAATTCATTTCTACAGAATTCCTTGTTTACTTTGATTGCAACCGGCTCAATATAAGCCTCTGCAAGACTTACCTCACCATCAGGTGTGAAAGGACAGGTATATGCCTGCCAAGCGTTGTCCCAAGTACCCATGTAGATTTTTCTCTTACCCTTAAGTCCATCGATATAAGTAATACCGGCTGCTCTTAAGTCGAGATTGTAGATGTCATGGCTAAAGATATTCTGTGCCTCGGTTCCACAATAGGTTAAACCGCTATCAACCACATAGTTTGTTTGTACTGCCATAATTAATTATGTATTAGATTTTTATTATTTTATAATTATTTTTATTTAAACATACTACAATTTTTATTGCTAAAGTATGTCATCATTATTTTACCAATTCTCTCATAGTTTCCCTCCATTGAGCATAGGCATCACCCTTAACACCCGTTACCGGTGCGTTGGTATTAACAGGCTTTGTTGATGGTGTCTTTCCCAATTCCTTAACCTTTGATGTAAGTCCCTTATTAACGTCTTTTAATGCCTCAATTTCTGCTTTAAGATTGTTAATGAGTTCTTCGAGATGCCCATCGTTCTTGGGCTGCTCAGGTTCTTTAACCTCAGGCTCATTTGCAGGCTGCTCAGGCTCTTGTTTTGGTTCCTCCTGAACAACTGTAGGCTCTTCCACTTTCGGCTCTTCTGAGGGCGTTTCTGTGGGCTTTTCGACCTCTTCTAAGTCTTCCTCCACAATGTCAGTTTTCTGTTCGTTAAGTTCTTCCTTCAATTCTTCCTCTGAAGAGAGGTTTTCATCCTTCTTACCAAATGCTTCGGACAATACATTTTTAAGTTTTGTCCAAAAAGTTTCATCGTTTACATCCATTTCGCTATCCTTTTCAATTTTATTAAATTCCTCCAATGATACAAGGCTTTCAACAGAAAATCCCTTCAATTCGCCATCCTTAATCCTGTTCCAAGTGTCAACATTGTTTACTTTCATAGCGACCATCCAAGTACCTTCGGGCACATTGAAGCCCAATGCATTCGCCTTGTCCCTGTAACTGTCAGCGACCAACCAACTCTCCACCATGCATACCTCATCAACTTTGTCCTTATGCTGTGTTGATACGTTGTACTGTCTGAAATCCTTCATATAATCGTTCTCCATCTTCTCAATGGACTCCTTTGAGAAGGACAGGTAGTACTCATTCTCTCCGTTATTCCTGTAAATGTCTTTATCGGGTATCAATGCAGGGCCATATACCAAGTATTTCTCGTTTTTCTCCAACAATACCTGCTGTTTTTCCTCTTCATCCTTTGACATATGGATAAAGTCTACCTCAATAGCCGGTTCTGTTACAAGGCTTATTCCCATCGTCTCACTGTCAAGACCAACCTTATATCTTTTAATTTTTTTCTTCATATTTGTACAAATATTTTAATAAACATATGTATTAGACAAAAAGGGGCTAAGTCCACCCTTAGCCCATACAGTCCGTAGCGAAATTATAGTAAACGACTGCAAAAATTATTCATATTTAAAATCGTTAAGCCTCCTTAACCAACCGGTAAGGAACTTCTTTTTTGAAGGGTTCTTTGATGCTATTGTCTCAAAGTGCTTTTTCCTTCTCTCCCATAACTGCTGAAAGAGTTTCTTTTTATCCGGGTGATTGTTAATTGCTGCCAATGTTATAGGGCCAACCTTTCCATCGGGTTCAACTCCCAACACTGCCTGAGGGTATCTTATACCATAAACACCCGATGTAAACACCCAATCCACCAATAGGTTTGCTATTGACTGCGATTCAATAGAATCTGCCTTCCATTTAGACCAATAGCCTTTGATAAATATATGTTCCCATTGAGCATCTGTAATGTTTCTTAAATCTTTACAGGTCTTTGCCCTTCCGAAGTAGTTTCTGAATGTTGTAAGCGTTACACCCTTCATTGTGCATCCGCACCCATCGATGTTTCCTGCATAACCACCTTCCCACTTCAATATAGTTGGTATAAGTTTCTTATAATCTGCCATTTCAGTCGCTTTTATCGTTAATGTAATCGTTAGTAATAGTGTTGTTATCCATTTCCTCATAGTTTTCAATTTTAACGAGTCTGTAAGGGTAGTTTCCTAAATCGTAACCTCCCCATATCACTGAGCCAAAATCGTCATTATGGCACATCCAATGATAGCCCGAAGGGGCACAGTACTTATATATTCCATCATAGGGTGACGATACCCTATAATCCTCCATTTTTACCTTCATAAGTTTATCTGTATTCCGAAACCGATATAAGGTTCTATCTGCTTTGAGGTGAAGCCATAGCCCATACCTGTCTGCACACCTACATTGAACCTCTTATTATCCTTTATGTACTTCTCTATTGTTATTGTATTGGTCTTTATTACCTCTGATTTTTTCATTTCCACTCTTAACGAGTCTAGTCTTGCGTTTACTCCGCTGATATAACTCGTTACTATTGCTGTGTCTTTCTGTGCACATGTAATGGTATCTATGTAGGTCTTATTGTCTGTTAGTAATTCTATCTCGTTTCCCTGCTTATCATATACTGTATCTGTCTTTATGACTTGTATGTACTTCACCTTTGTTTTTGTCTTTGTTATTGTCGTATCTCGCCATAAGGTATCTGTCTTTGTATTCGTTATGGTGTCAGTCCTGATTACCTCATAAGGTTCCATTGAGTTCTTGAGGTGATAACCTATACCAAGCATCAATAAACAAAGCAGAAAGCATACAATTGGTAATATGTTATTCTGTTTCATCTTCTAGTTCCTCCTTGTCGATTTCTGCCCTAAGTTTCATTTCCTTAAATTTGTATGAGTAGTCAACACCAATCAATGCTCCGCTGAATGTGAAAACTTCACCAAGTCCAGTAAGTACCGATGCATGTATTACTCCAATCGGTGGTAGAAATAGTCCTACCCAAAGCAGAGCCATTCCCATCACTGCGAGGATAACGCCCAACCATAGCTGGATGGTCATTTTTTCCCTCATCGTTAATGGTTTGAATCTTGAATGTTTCATTTTTTCTTTTTGTTTTTTTATAAACATATCATAAAAATAGGGCGACCTTCTGAATCGCCCTTTTCTTTGTTAATTATAACCCGGCTAAAGTTCTTACATATCTGACATCTTCCATCTTATTTTCTATGTCAGTTACTGTTACATAAATAGGTCTATTGTCTTGGTTAACAACAATATTCTGTAACTGGTCTTTGATGTCAAGGTTAGAAGGTAACGGGATATATCCACCATCCTCAAATTTGGTCTTAATACTGTTAATATTTTTCTTGACCTTGCCTGACGAATAGAAGTCTATTAGGTCGCTGATATCCACTCTCTTCTTCCTGCTGTTGATGAACTCTAACAACGGGGCATTGTACTGAGTTGATACCCTATTGGTAATGAATTCGCCACCTTCTATTTCTGAGCGACCACCCAATACCTTTATGCCACCATCCCTATGCCTAGGACCTACTGCTACACCACCATCCAATTGTCCACCCTTTGCATAAGGCTTTGCCTTCTGAGCAAGTGCATACTGCACCATTCCCAATGTCGTTGCCAAGGCTCCCATCGCTATACCTACCGGTACAAATGGCTGTGTTGCAAGGCCGTTTGCCGTTGCCATCGCTGTCGATACCAATATCTGCAAGAGGTTTCTCTTATACTCCGCTTGTTTGCGCTTCTTATCCAATTCCTCCTGCTTTTTTTCATTGGCTTCCTTCTGCTTCTGCAACTTCTTTTCCTCTGCCATTGCAGCCCTTTGAGCAGATACCTCAGCATTGAGTTGGTCAATCAAGTGTTGTCTGCGGTCGCCTCTCGCTGATGATAACTCATCCTCAATGTCATCAACTGCTTCCTTGTAACGGGATATAATATCTTCCTGTTCTGAGAGTTTCTTTTCAATCATCTCGTTTTCCTTGTCAAGGAAGTCTGCCTGCTTGTCCAATTGATAGTCCTGATATTCGTTTATGGCCTGCATTACAGTCTGCACAGCCTGTAGACCCACCTGTACATATTGGTTTATGGACTGAATGAACATGCCTACAGTGTTATTAAGGTCTTTTTCTATGTAGAAGGCTGTTTCCTTTGCCTCAGCCTCCAAGTCATTGAGTTGCCTTAATATCGCATCATAATCTGCCGGTTCAATAAGACCTTTCTTGAAGTCATCTGATAATGTTTGTCTATCCTGCTGTATAAGGTCGAATGTAACGTTTGCAGCATCCAATATCTCCTTATATTGTGCTTTTGTCCTCTTAACGTTAACAATACCCCATCCTGCCTTATCATATACAGGCTGTTTCTGTTCCAATTCGTTTATCTTTGACAGATAATCCCTGTAGTTTGTAAGTTGGTTATCATAGTACTTCTCAGCATTCTGTATTCTCTCTTGGTTATACTTGTCGTTTATTTCCTTGTTTTTATTAAACGACTCCTTCATGATGGTGTCATACTCATCATAGTACTGCTTCTCCAAGGTCTCCAACTGATAGTTGGTGGTCTCCAAGGCTTTCTTTATGTTTTCATGCTTCTCCTTTTCCTTCTCAGTGAGTTCCTTACCTTTTTTAGCAGCAAGGTCTGTCATTGCTGTAAGTGCATCCTCCAACTCCTTTTTCCTCTCGTCAAGGGCTTTCTTCTCCGTCTTATACCTGTCATCAAGAGCATGCTGCAAACGGGTGGATTCCTTTGCTTCAGCCTCAACTTCCAACGCTCTCTGCTTTTCGATACTGTTTGCTATCTCAATGATTATGTCGTTGTAGTAAGACCTGTAGTTTGACCATCTTTCCAATATGGAGGCTTTAAGCGACTTATCCATCTTATAGCCATAGCCATCCACAATCTCCAATTCCCTTCTGTAGTGGCGTTCAAGATGTGCCTCAACCTCATCATAGTTAATCCTCTTTTCACCGGATGCAGGATTGATGTATTCGAATTTCTCCTTAACGTCTTCGCCAAGGCTGTCAAGGTACTTATCCAACCACTTATGATATTCATCCAAGCCATCCTTTGCATACTTCATCTCCTTAGCGATAACATAATCATATGCTGCCTTGATGTTTTCTGATGTAATACCGGATGTAAGCATTGAATACTCAGCCTGAGATGTAAGGGTAAGGTTAGGAACCTGAGTCCTGTTCAACTTTTCAATTGCCTTTCCTATCTTTTCAACGTCTGCTTCTAAACCCCTAACATCGATGTCAAACTGCGTCTCGTTGAGTTTCTTCGTCATCTCGTCTATTTCATCACCCAACTTATCGATGTAGTCCTGAAGAGCCTTTAAACGCTTCTGAGTGTATATTTCCTCAACCTTCTTAAGGTTCTCAGCAACGTTCTTTCCATTTTCCTTAACCTTGTTAATTAACTGCCTTTCCTCTTCATCCAACTGCATAAGGGTCTTCCTGAGACCGTCCTTCATGGCATCCAACTGAGCCTTGTTTATGTCATCCTGAACATCCTTAATAGCCTTCTTGGTTTTCTTTCCGTTCTTCTCAATCTGAGGGGCATAGTCACCAATCTTATTGTTCTTCATTAACTCGGCATTGGCTTTGCTAAGTTCGGTTAATTTATCGGTTATGCTATTTATCTCGCCCTGAACCTCATCAACCTTACCTTGCAGACCAACTGAGCCATTAGCCACATATCCTAATAAGTTCCAATACCACTTCTGTTGCTTAGCCTGTAAGTCATGCAGTTGTATGTACAATTCAGTCATCCTATTTACATATGCCTGAGCCTCAGCCTCATTCTTAAGTACCTGACAATATGCCTCAGCCTTTCTTGTAAGTTCTGTCTTCCACTCATCGACTGACTTGTACATTCCTATGGAATCCTTATAATCGCTATTGAGTTCATCCACCAAATGCTTCTCTTCCTTCTTTGTTCCGTTGAACGCTTCAAGTCTTTGCATAAGTACTGTTATCTCTGCTTTTGCCCTCGCATATGCAGCAACACCATCCTCTGTGGCTTTCTTAACAGCCTTCATAGCATCAGTTCCGTTCTTCATCTTATCGATAAGATGAGAGAATGCGTTTATGGCAGCGTCAATAGCAAGTAACAGACCACCACTTATGGCTACCTTAACTGCTGAACCAAACACTTTAATACCGGTAGCAGCAATCTTTGCAGCCTTTGATGTTCCCAAGAGTACTGTATTAAACTTAAGCATGCCTGCAATAGCCTTATCAATACCGGTATATAATGATGCAAACCATTTTCCTAAGCCTACCCTTTCATTTATCTGTTGGTTAATCCTCTCGATACCCATCATGACGTTCTGAAGTGATACCATCCTCTGTATGCTTCTCTGCATCTCAGCATCATCCAAACCAAACAGACCTCCTAAGCCCTGAGTAACCTGCGCTGTAGCGACAAACGACTGCATTGTATGTAGGACATTGTTCATAGCCTCAGAAGAGACTGTAGCATCCTTACAGGTGCTGTTGAATTCAGCAAGCGCCTTCTGCAAGTTCTTGTATTCCTTTGTCCCTCTCTGTCCATTAACAGCCATCGACTTAAGTTCATTGTTCAATGTTCGGGATGCTTCCCTTGCATTGGTAAATTCCCTGTCAACGCCATTTACGGTAATCTTTATCTTCTGCATTCCCTCAGCAACACCATTCGCATAGTTACCAACGTTCCTGCCAAACTGTCCATAGGACTGCTCAATCTCCTTAAGTTTATTGTTGAGGTCGTTTGCCTGTTGTGTAAGTTCCTTGAACCTGTCACCGCCTATATCAACAGTCTGCATCTCAGCCTTTATGCTCTTTAACTGAGCCTTCATGCCTGCCATTGTTGAGGTATCGAACAATCCCTGCTGATTTGCTTCTGCTGCTACCTGAGACTTTGCTATTTGGGTATACTCCTTCAACTCCTCCTTCATATGGAGTAGTTTCTTGTAGTTTTCATCCCTTACCTGAGCAAGTTTCTCTTCAGTTGCAAGGATTTCCTTCTCCAACTTGTCCTCATTGGCCAAGTCTGACTTTCCTCCACCTGTCTGTTTGATGGATATGCCTTTCTTATTGAGAGCGTCAATCCTCTGCTCTAAGTTATCCAACTGCTTATTGAGACTATCAACAGCGTTTACACTTTCCTGTAAGCCATTTATACGTATAGTGTAGGTCTTAAGGCCATTTGCCATAATATTTTTTTCTTTATTTAAAATTATTTTTGTATAGGCGAAAGCCTAGTCTTATATCTTCTTTAATAGTTTTAATTCTGTGGGATTTTCACCGGTTGCATCATAGCCATTTATTTCCACCGGTAAATAAACATCACTGTCAAAAGCAACAGCGCATCCATTCTTTATTGCCTTGTATTCCTCAGGTGTCAAGTAAACGTCAACAATAACATAATTGCTTGATAAATAAGGAGTTATGTTAAAGTACTCTGTTAATAATGATGGTTCCGTCACCTTGTATGATAGATTTAGATAAACATCCCGATAGTTTGTATACAAGTTAACAGGTTCATATATCTGTACGAATTCCACCGGATATGTTCGGGTATATACATAACATCCTGAGTTTCTTGGTCTAAACCAAAACCTCTGAGCAAGGCCATAACCATCATGCTTCATACTGTCCGTATAATCATACCCATCCAACATATATTCGGACTTTGCAAGCACCGGTATCGTCAACGTTACAGGGTTTCCCGATGACTGATTGAACGAACTGTCAACAGCATACCAATTGAAGTTATCGTACCAAGTATAACTAAATTGTAGTTGTTTATCTGAGGTCTTTGTTACATATTCATCATCATTAAGTATGATGTTTGTATACCCCGAATCACCATATTCCTTCCAATCTGCATCATTCAACTTCTCAGGTGGATATACACTGCGTTCAAAGCCCCATTCATCAGTATCAATCTTATACTTAACAGCCATTGACTTTGGATAATCTATCCTTTGAGCCTCAGCATTCCTGCTATTTACCCTATCATCGATGTCAACAGCCACCGGAAGGTTCCAATTCAGTTTCTTTTTGGTGTTAATCCATATATTTTTGCCATTCTGAGTGGTTTCAAGGTTGAAAGCATCGAAAATATTCTGTAACCAATCGCTAATTAATGTCTCTTTATTGAGGAAATTCGTTAATTTAAGGTCATAATCGAATTCAATGGGTGAGTAATACCCGTAATTATCCTGTTTAAGATAGAAATAATTGCGTTTGGTGGCTGCTTTTATGCTCAGTGATACATTTGTACTGCTGTTGTAATTTATCGCCTCAGAGCCATTCCAATAGGCTCTATGGACAGCGAATAAGTTAAGCACATCATCCTTCCTGAGATACACCATACAAGACAGACTACCCGTCATACCTGTACTGTTGCAGTTAATCGTTGTAGTCGGTGCTGATATGTAGTCATTCTTATTGTATGTTGTCGCTGATTCTTGTATTGTATTACCCGATTTCGTTAATTTTAAATAACCGGTATTATTATAGAACTCATTTTCATTTTCAGAGTATGATTTTGACCAAGAATAGCCGTTTTTCCTAACCGATGCTATACCTCCATATATGGTTGAGAAGCCACATATGAACGCATCACTAACAGCAGGGTCATAAGCCATAATTTCGCCTGTTTTATTCACATATCCCAACTCATTTGCTGTGTATTTTCTCTTATTGTTTACCGTTCCTCGTTTACCCCCGAAGTGGCTTTGCTGTGCCTGTACAGTTAAGTCATTCTTAACAGTGGGATATGTGGCGTTGTATATGTCTTCATGTGGGTAGCAGGTTTGCCATTCTGTAACGTTACCGGCTGCTGTTGAGGTAGGGTTGCCATTCTTATATTGCTTATTCCATTTGCCTTTGATAAGTTCATAATTGTCATCATAATTCCTTACCAATGCTATCTCAATAGGCATGTTCTCATATACAGAAGGTGATATTGAAACACTTTCAGTTACAATCTCATTGCCGGTGCCTCCATCACTTATCACCTCTTGGTCTACATTGAGGTTTGATGATGTTGTTAATGCAACGTCAACAGACATATCAATCTTATAATAGCCATCAGCAGGTATCACTATAAGATGTTCATTGGGTTGAAACAAGTATGATGGTGCATCTACTGTATTAGTGCCCTCTAAGATGTCATACAGCCTTACAGAAGGGAAGTTCCATGCTTCTGTGTCTGTCGATGTCTGATATTGTCCCCCGAAGTGTCCCCTTGCGTTATGCACCCTGAAATAAGGATATTGTAATTCCTGCTCATAGCCCGTTGTGGAGTTTGTTGAATAGGATGCTGATAACGATAATTGCCCGAACTTTGGATTTCCTAGGTTATATTCAGGAACCTGTTCATCAGCAAGGTTGCAAGACATATATATATCATTGAGGAACTTGTTTTGAAAGGCATCACCACCAACTGTATACCCCTTATATTCGAAGGCTTTCTTAACAGTCTCCAACATTTTTAATGAAGGATAGAAACTCTCAACATACCATCTGTTATACTTGTCCAAGTCGAACTTTGAGGTGTAGTCTTTTGCAGCATCATCTTCATAATAAGGGCTTTTCTGAAACGCACCATATGATACCAACGGGAATACAACATCTGTCTCCAACTGAGAGTTGTACCAATCTATTGTATACCCCGAATCACCGGCACCATCGAAAGGTGTATACCAAGGAATATCTGTCAATACAGCATCCCCAAATATCTCTTCCAATGAATAAATCTTTACACTTACCAAATTGCAGTTATATTGCTTGTCCTTATAGGAATTAAGTGTAAGAGTACCGTCAAAAATGCTTATACCATCCGCATATACCTCTGCCTGATAACGGGTGGTGAACTTATTCAACTTTGACAAGTTATTGGCATAGTCGAATATCTTATCATTGTTCGGGGTTGAAGGCAGTGAAAACTCAAATGAATATTCTGCCTGTGTGGATGTTATTTTCTCAGGGTCATACAATACATTATTGAACCTCAGATTTAATGACTTCTGAGACTCAATATCTGCCTTATGTCCGTTAATAAATAACTCAATATAATGCTCTTTGTAAATCATATTAAAGATGGTTCTTGACTGTAATGATATTTTACCGTTGCTTCATAGATGTTATTGTTGTCTGTCTCATCTACACTCACTGAATCAAGTATGATGGCATAATCCTGTCCGTTTATTCTTGTCCATACCTTTGAACTCTGCAAGAGGTCGTTAAAGACATATTTTCCATCGTTTTCGAACAGGTGAGACTTTAACGTTACGGTATATTTTACTTCATTGTTGTATATCTTCTCCAACTCATTCTCTGACGTTGTGTAATAGTCGAATATATTCTTTTCATAGGTTGTTACCTCCAAATCCCTTGTCTCAGACTTCTGTCCGGTAAAGTCGAAGAAACTGATACCTCCATATGAATTTCTCCATAATATTCTCTGATAGTATTCAGTTGCCTTAATTGGCTTAATAACGTTGAATCTTACCGGGTCTTTGCTACCAAATTGAACGTCAATATAGAAAGCCTTGTTAAACGCCTCAGTATCAGACAGGTTAAGCGTTATGTCCCACAGTTTTCTGCTGTAATCTGATGACTGCCAAGTGGTGGTAGTGGATGTTATTGTCTGATATGCGCTGTCCAAATAGGTCATTGTTATATACATTCCACCGTTATTTCCGTTGTAAAAAGATATAGGAATTGATGGATAGTATATATACAGGATGGTATTGTTCATCGAATCCTTATTGCTTCCTCTGCTGAAGTTATTAGCCACTGTAAACATTGTGCTGTCCAAATATTTATAGCCTTGGTTGCACATATATCCAATCGCTACCTCGTTTTCATTTACATTACCCAACAATGTATATTCGCCATTGATAAGCGAAGATACTCGCATTGTAAATGGTCTGCATCTGCCATATTCTGCAAGTGTTGTAATAACGGGTGATATGTCAAACGCACATTCAGCACCATGATAATTCTTCTCCAAAGTGGTTACATATTGGTTATCCTCTGTATATATATCAACATCAATCTTTGCACCGGCTAAATCACTGTATGCTGTACCATCTGTACCTACCGTTGCGAGATAATCCGATGTCATATTGGTCTGAAAATAGTTCTGCATATTCGACCAAACCTGTCCAACATTCTTCGCTGTCATGATAACAGCATAGGTATTGTTGTATTCTCCTGCTGTAATATTGAAATTCGCTGCAACTACCGGACAATTCCTGAATGCCCTTGCCATAGATACAGTGGTTGACTGCAATGAGTTGGGGCTTATGAAAAAGTTCTTATTGACAGCGTTATTCGGGGATAATACATTGGTGATGCTCTCTCCTAAGAAAGTTATGTACCACTGTCCATTCTCCGTTGTCGCTGCTGCAAGGGTAGATGATGGCATAATATACATCTGTGCATATGTACCACCGTCTGTATCTTCCACCTTCAATATATTGGGAATATCTGTCAGACAAACCATTCCCACCGGTTGTGTCAAGTTATTTAAAGTTATATCCATATTTATTTATGCTGCGTTAAAATATTTATTTGTCTCTTCCATTATTGCATCAAACAATTGGTCAAACCAATCATCCATATATGCGGATAGTTCGGGTATCATCTTTTCCAAATCACCTTCATCATCATAGACCATAAACGGCCTTGCCTTAATGCCATGGTCCCATATCTTCCTGATGACAATCCAAACAATCTGATTCTGTGTTAAATTTCCTAAATGTATGCCCTTCCTTATCACCCAATCGTTAACATTTTTAACAAATTGACTCATTGTACCGGGGTAATTTCCTGTTCTACTCCATCCCCTGCTTACAAACTCCCAATAGTCTGCAATCTGCAATACAATCCCATCATCAGTAGGTCTTACATCAATAGACTTCTCTAGGTCTGAACCAATAAGGGTATTGGTACCGGTTCTTGGGTTAGTACCGTACCTTCTAATCCTGTCCATTACAATGCGTTTTACAGCCTCAGACAGTTCCCTAAGGGCAAATTCTATATTGTTGTTCATTAGCATCCACTTCTCGGCAATGAGATAGGTTTAAGGTCAATATCGCCAATCTCGTTTATATTTAAATCAATCTCCTTATCGGGTTCATCCTCATAAGGTTCATCATTGAAATTATCATCCAACTCGCAAAGGTTAACAGGTGATGGCATCTCAATAACAACGCTTAATTTCACTCCTGCTGCGTTATCGTCTGTGTAGTGGGATAATGTAAGTATGCTGTAATCATAAACGCTTAGAACGCCTTTAAATGCATCATAGGTATCAATATATGCCAATATATCTGCTGCAATTGTATACGCATTGTTCTGAACATCCAATATCGGGTTCTCATCGTCAACAAATCCCAATATATACAACTGAAATTCTGCCTTAAATATACCGGTTGTTATGTTCAACTGATGGAATGATACATCATCGCAATACACCTGATAGTATTTATGATTGTTCTGCGCATTGTTGTAAATATCTGACTGATATTTAAAAGTCCTGACACCTTTATGTCTAAGGCTTATTTCCTTAAATATATTTATTACATCTTTTAACATTGTATAACATTTATATAAACATACAATAAAAGGGAAGACTTATCATCTTCCCTTCTTTGCTTTTCTAAGATTCTCTTGAAATTCATCCTCAGCGACTTCCATGTCACCTTTTTTAATCAGGTAAGTTAAATATGTAAATGCGTCAGTTAAGTATATTTGATAGATTTTAGCGACTTCCTGTATCTGTTCACCCGCCAATTCAAATAATACTTTTTGAAAACCCCAATCCTGTCCGAAGTTGCGATATTCTGCTGAATGTGGTCTATGGCGTTTTCCACCTTCGAAGACAACAGGGAAGGTATCTCTGACGTTGCGTATAACTGCAAAAAAAAATTTACTATCGGGAGGATTTTAACCACCGGCTGCTCTTCAAACATCTTCTTTCTGTCTTCGAATATCTCAGCCTCATATTTGCTATCATATACCTCACCTTGCTTTCTGCATAACACTGCCAATATGCTTGCATAATCATGCCTATCGTTCTTTAATATCGTATCAACAGCCACATATTCACCAACTTTGAGTTTTTCCATTACATTGACAGCATATGTCTCACCATTTATTGTTATCTTATTGGATGGTTCATCAACCTTTGGTGCTGTTGCAAGGAATGACAGGTGCGTTAATATTGTCTCCAAGAACTCTGCCGGTAGTTCATTTATCTCATCCCTTGTCTTATCCGTTAGAATATCCAAAACATCGATGACATTGAATTCCTTGTCACCATTCTTATAATATCTCTCAATATCCTGATAGGTCTTTAATGATAGGTCTTCCCACTTTGTCGGGACATTCCATTCCTTAAAATCTTTTATAATATCTTTTTCCATGTTAAATAATTTTATGTATTGGTCTTACTACAAAACTTAGGTCGGGGCTTCCACCATTCTTGAAATCGTTCCTGCATTGCAGTGCTATTCCCAACGATGTTACTGTATCGTCATGCTTCCCGTCTATTGCAGCATATGTGATGTTTCCTGTCTTTGTAAGTCTGAAAGAGAAGGTTCCCAATTCACTGTACAATAACTTATTGTCAGGTTCGAAATGTATGGTGTTGTTCGCTATGTCAACAGCCAATATGCTTATGTATTCCTTTTTCGTTTCATTCGTTGTGGTGAAGGTGTAGAATGTATTCCTGTTTACTAGTTTCTTCTTTATCTCATTGGCCATCACCTCACCTATTGAGTTGTTCTCAATATATGTCGCAACAGGCTTGTATTCGTTGATTATTTTCGATATCCTTATATACTTTTCATCAAGAGTACCGTCAATCTTATACTGCCTAACCTGACTGCTTTCGTTGACAATGGTAACAATCGTATTATCTTCACCGGCTACTGATGGGTCTATTCCTATCCAACATCTACCATTAGTATATTTGCCATCAAAACATGTTTCAAAGTTTGGGAATACCGTTAAGGCATTGGCCATGAAGATACATTCGAATTCTGTCTTCCATGCCATCGGGGGATATCCCTTCTTTAATTCTTCTATTTCTTCGGGGGATATAAGTGCATCCTCATATATGGTTCTCTTTATGTAGAGCATATCGGGTTTCTCGCCTGATAACGCCTGCATACATAGGTCATAGAAAAAACCCGATGTTGACTTCGGGGTAGATATCATTACAATCTTATCGCAATGTACCTTTGTTAATGGCATAACGATGTTGTAATAGAAATCCTGTCCGTCAATCTCCTGCTTTATATATGCTGCCTCGTCTATTATGAGTTTGGTACAGTTGCTACCTCTCGCTGCCTGTGCAGCCTCACCTGAGAAAAACCTTAACTGACTTCCCGTTATGCTTTCAATAACCAAATCAGATGCATTTGCCTTTGATATGAATTCCTTTGGCAGCATCTTGATTATCTTCGAATAGATTCTTTTTGCAAGGTTGAATGTCGGGGTAAAATAAATTATCTCCTGATTCTTCATTGAGAGCCATTTTATACAGAGAAGCATAACAACAGTTGTCTTTCCCTGCTGTCTGCTTATGTTTGCCATTACCATCCTATGCTGTTTATCATTGGCTGCATCATATATAAGTTTCTGACTCTCAGTGAGTTTTATTCCCTTTACATTAATCCTCATCAGTTAAATTGAAATCTATTGTCAGGTCACCCTTTATGTCTGCGTTGACATTTACAGTCTTTTCGTCCGGTAGGAATATCTTTGCTATGCTATCTAAGCATGACTTTGCGACCATTGTATTGTAGTTTGAGGTGGCTTCATTGTACAGCGCCATATACTGACTGAATAACAGGTCTCTTAGTTCCTGCTGCCTCTCTACCCTGTCTTCCTTCATAAGTTCCCAAGCGGCCTTTATGTAGTTCTGTATCTGCCTTTCGCCTATGTTCTTTTCTGACAGGTTTTCATACTGCCTATCCCTGAATTTGTTGAATATCTCTGAGCGAAGGACACCATTAACCAAGTCGCATTGAACCTCTTCAATGAGACGCTGTACCCGGTCATATTCATCCAACTGTCTTTGGGATACCCTTTTTCCCCTCTTTGGGGGAGTGCCTTTTACATGTCCTTCCAACTGCATCTTTACTTATCCTTTTTTGGTGGTCTTCCTACCCTTCTTTGTTTGGGGGCTTCTGAGACGTTATTTTCTTCGGGTGGTATAGTTGTAGGCTCCGCTTGTTTTTGAGCCTCTACAATGCGTTTAAATGCGTTTAGGGCGTTCTCCAACTCCTGCGTCATTGCCCTCAGGCATGACCCACACTGAGTCGGTCTTCTATCCTTATGCAAAATTCTATTATATACCTCTGTTAATTCATTACCATTGACGTACAAACCTTTATTTTTTATTGTAATAAATTTTTCTACTAAATCAATATCCTCTTTTGTCCAAGTAACTTCATTCATAATATTTCCATTTATATCCTCCACATGATTTTATCTTTCCTCTACAACAGGCTGCTATGTTAGAATGATAAACCCCAAGTTCCCTTTCTGCATCAGCAGCGCTGTCCCAAGTCTTTATAAAATCACCGGTTAAATTATATTGGTTTATTTTTATTTTATTTTTTTCTACATGCTTATCTGAGTTTTTTAAATTCTCAAAATATTCAGGATGTTCAACCCACAACACTTTTTTAACCTCAGACATTTTTTGTTTGGTTTCCTCTGATGGACTCTTTCCATAGTTAGGGTTCTTATCACCCATTCTTGCCTCTGATAACCTTTGAGGTAACGTACCATAGTTGGCATTTTCAGGTATTGTCATCCATTGAATGTGCCATGCCTCATTTGCTGTCTTATCCTCGGTTCCATCGGGCAGTGTTTTTGTATGACCAACAACCGGTTTATTCTCAGGATTTGGCAGGAATGCCTCTGCCACCAACCTATGTACCTTTCCTTCATGCTGCTTATGGTTTTCATCACTTAGTGTTACAACATGATATCCATCAGCGTTAAGTACTTTTTTAAGTGTTATACCTTTGAATGTTCTTCTAATATTCTTTTTGGCAGCCGGGTGATAGTATTCGAATGTCCTATCTAAACTTCTTACATTACCCCAATCTGAGACCTCATACAATACTTCATAGTCTTTAACCGGTCTCCATTCTTCTACAAATTTTGACATATTTTTAATATTTTTTGCAAATATACAAAAAATTATTCAAAATCAGAAACGGAAACTGTCTTTTCCTTTTCATCAATTTTCAATCCCAAAAATAGTGCTGCTGCGAATACAAGTCCAAAGAAGAGCATTACCCAATCAGCGAACATCAATGAGAATATCGTTGAGGTAACCCATGCAATATGTGTGCTCAGGCACTTGCGACATTTAAACGCTTTGAAGTCAAAGACCTTATATTTCGATATCTGATATTTTTCTGTGAACAAATACCCTAAAAAATAACCGGTAAATACCGATATTAATAACAATATAAACTTAATTACTATCATAATCTTTTATTTAAACATATAATTATTCTATAAAATGTCACCATACATAAGGTTGAAAGCCCTGTCTATCTCTTCTTTCGATACATTCTCCTTTAACCAGTTCTTAACTGCTACAACTTTTTGTCTTGCCCCTTTTAGACCGGTATGTTCGAATAATTCCTTATATGTCAGGTTTGTAAATGTTTTTAGCCTGAATAGGTAGAAGTGCTCTGAATCGAAATTATCCTCAACCCGGTGCATTAAGTAGAGGGTACTGAAGTCCTTAAACAGGTCGCTCTTCAACTTTTCCTCCTGCGTCAACTTGCTGTTCTGATACATCTCATTGAGGGCTGCAATATTTTGTATGTTGTCATCCCGTTTTTGGTTCCTCGCATAGAGTTTATCCCTATGTAGGTTCTGTTTGAAGGCCATAAATAAGTACGCTTCCATCCCTTTCTCGCTATCGTCAATTATCCCGTCTTTTAATATCTTTTCATATATCTTCAAGTAGGTATCGCTGAATATGTCATCATCGAACTTATACTTTTTATCGTTGCAGAAGGCTTGTAGTTTTTGTTTTTGCCCGGTATAGTTTTCGTTTATCCATTGGAGAAATTTATTTGCCTGCTGTTCATTGTTCATCAGATAAAATCCTCCCCCATCTTCTTAATTATATTTCCATCCTTATCGAATATGACAGCATCAATGAGGTATAAGCCCTGTCTCTTCGCCATTTCAAACTTATTGTATCCCTTTGACCTTATGTTCATCGTACCTGTCTTATGTGGTCTCTTGGTTAGTTTTGATAGGTGATGAATGATAATGTGTCCATCCAACAGGAAGTTGATGTATAATGGCTCCAACCCCGTTATTTCATCGAATAACATGTCTGCTGCCTTATGCGCTTCAATGAAGATTGTATTGTCAAAGAACGATTCACCTTTTGATGTGCAACCGGATATTCTTCCATCAGATAGCAGATTTAGATTCCTGTTTTTCAATTCAATATTGAATTTCCTTGTTTCTCCGAATTTATTGATGGTATACCCTGATGCATCAGTGTGATGTTTCACTGGTGTTGCCTCAATGTAATCGAATAGTTTGGTAATGCGGTTGAACTCTTCCAATTTTTGAATATCAACCTTCTCGTTTTCATCAAAAAAATTTGTATTAGACATTTTTTCCTCTTTTATATCGTTATTTTAATATAAATATTACGATATTTTAAAAAATAATAAATACAAAGGAAAAAATTAACACTGCAAATGGCACCGGTGTTTTTCAAAAATTTATAAGTTGTTGTTTTTCAGTATATTAGAGGCAAATATAAGTACTTACATGTAATAGGAAATTATTAAAAAAAATTATTTTTAAGTAATCTGATGCTCAGATATTTGGTGGTTTGGGAAAATAGCACTATCTTTGCTCCCGATAAAAATAAGTTGCACCATAAATGGGTTTATTATGAAGGTACAGATTGCTGTTATTAAGTTGGTGTTGCGCACCAATAAGACGTTAAGTGACGGGACACATCCCATTATGCTAAGGGTATCCTTCAATGGAATGAAGGAGAAGTCCACCGGGTATTCCTGTTCCCTTAAGCATTGGAACAAGAAAAATGAGATGGTAAGGAAGGGATATCCCAATTTTATGATGGTCAATCGGGAGTTGAAGAGACAGAAGGATGAAGCGATTTCGAAGAGAGACGCATATATCGCTTCTGAGACGTTATATACCCCGCAGATGATACTTTCCCCATCCGAGACAAAACAAGCGCTCAGAGGCGATTTAAATGCCCTTTTTGAGGCTTATGTTGATGATAGGCAGATACGGAAAAAGACATTGACCAATTGGAACTATACTTTTAACCTTTTGAATGAATATGCCGGTCATAAACTGATAGTTACAGAACTGACATCATCGTTTATCCGTTCCTTTGCCAAGTCATTGGAGGGCAGGATAAAGGACAATACCATCAATATGATACTTAGGAATGTGCATGCCATTGTAGTTTATGCTGTTGAGAAGGGGCTGTTGAAGGATAATCCATTTTCAGGATGGCATTATACCCGGGTGTATCGAACATCATCGAAATTGGAATACATACATTGGAAGACAGTTGATATTATGAAGGATATGCTTCTCAATGATATCGTTGACAGTGATGGCAAGTTGTATAGTTACAAGGATGACGCCATTGATAAGTTGATGGACAAGAACAGCGACCTGTTTGCCCGTTATTTCTTTATGAGCATTGTCCTATGGCAGGGTTTGGCTCCTGTTGACCTTGCTAACATTAAGAAGCAGGATATTGAGATAAAGCGTTTGCAGGGCAACGAATACTTCTGTTGGGATGGGAAGAGGTCTAAGACATCGAAGCCCGTTAAGATAAGAATACCTGCTGATAGCATATACGCTCAAGTAATGGTTAAGACAATGTTGATGTTTAACCCCGGTGAATGGCTATTTCCCATACTCAATGGGTTGAACAATGATGATGACATGTATAAGCGCCAAAGAAGGATAGGTAATACCTTATCAACGCTATCGCCAAAACTTAAACAGTGGTTTAGGGATGTAAACCACCGGGTGGTTAAACATAACGTTGATAATGATACAGATGTTCCACTAATACCTGATAACTGCACATTCTATACAGGCAGACATACATTTGCAATGGCTTATATGAGTAAAGGAGGTAGCCCGCTTGCTCTTGCAACATTGATGGGTAGAAGCGCCAATACACTCGCTCAGTACATTACTCAGTTAACAGAGGAAGGAGACCTCATTGATGCTGTATCAGTAATATAAAGGAGAGCCTTTTAACTCTCCTTTATATTGTTTGTTCAATCAATTACGACTATCTCCGCTTCATTAATTGGAAGTCCAACCAATGAGGGCAGGCCATAATTAAGTTGAAGTTTGTGTCTCTTATTCAAGGAAAATAAGACGTATCCATCATCATAAACTGCCACAATTTCATAATACATTGGCATTGTTTTTCCGTTTTGTTTCATTGCCACCTCCAAAGGTAGAGTTATGCAATCATGGTTCTTGATGGAGTCTTCAATTTTGAAAATGTAATAATGCCATTTTACCATTTTTCCTTTTTTCGTTTCTCCTTCAACACACATTGTAATGGCTTCTGCGCCATTTAAGTTTGAATTGTCTCTTACAATTCTTTCAATAAATTTTCGTCTTTCCATTTTTTTAAAAAGTTGCTTTAAAAAACGTCAGCGGTGGCTTTACTAGTATTGCCACCACCTCCGTCATTAAGTGACACATCGATGTGTGTATATATTTGGTTGACCGATGGCAGTTTAACCTGCTACTGCCAAGGTTAATTATCTCTCAGGCACTTTTGGCCTTCTTCTGCCAAGTATTGCCAATAGGTGGCACAGCAAGGGCATAAGTACATCCTAGGGTCATCCTTCATTGGTTGGGATGACTTATGCACCGTTGCACTTCGTTTATTTTCTTTCCTCATAACATTCCAATAAACTCAATCATTTCATCATTGGTTTTAAATGGCGTTTCATCAAATTGAAAGCCTTCACCATCTTCTGTCCATTTGTAACCTTGAGTGTAATCACCCATTGCCACAGCAATGGTATGATATAAGTCTGATTTATCCTCCGGTTGATAGAAGTCATTCTCAAGTAAGGATATTGCCCTAGCATAATCCTTGAATATCTCAAAGGTTTGGTAATCGAATTCCTTCTCAACCAGGTCAGCATAATCGTTAAAGTTGAAATCATAAAAGTTACCAATCTCATTGGTAATCGCTTCCTTCAGTGCTTCCAGTACTAATGGAAGTTTCTCATCAAATTGTTCTCTTCTCATATTGCAAATATACAAAAAAAATGTTAAAAAACGAAATTATCAGGTTACTTTTTTTAAAAAAATCTTCAGGGAAGGGGGTAGGGGGATGGTGTCACTTTGACATAATATCCTCCACCCACTCATTCACCACCGGGTCTTTTGAACCCTTAACCAAGTCCCTGTTTGGTTCATCAAAACAAAGGTAGCAACCACTAAGCGAATGACCCATTGGATAAGCAAGAAGATGGTGACCAAGTCCCCTCTCAGTACATTCATCATAGGTCATGAGTTCCTTCGCTCCAGTATGCCAGTACTTTGAGCCATCATCTGCAACGGTGCCACCACCTGCCTTTGGCCGTTGAACTGTTCTCATCTGTTTCTCCGTTACCATCAGTTTGGAGAAGTCAACAACGCCATCCTGCTGTAGCACTTGGTAACAATAAGCCTTTGTCGGGAAGTCTTCCTCCTTAATAAGGTCTTCCATCAGGTTCTGCAACTCCGTCTTTGACCTATCCTTTGATAGTCTGTAAGTCCTGCCAACCAATGCTCCGTTCCAACCATCTGACAAGTCTTTCAACTTAACGTTCATCTTCTGCAAGCAGGCAGCAATGCCATACAGCAACCTGTAGAAGTCATTGCTAAGTTCCACCTTCGCCTTGACATCCTCTTCAACATTGAGGCTCTCCCTTAGCCAATTGTAGTACTTCTCCATCAATTTGAGTTTCTCTACCGGTTCCTTCTCTTGCTCTACTTTTTCATTGAAGGACTTCTTAACATTAAAAATTCTTTCTAATTCCATAATATAATAAATTAAAATAAATAATATTATACAAGTCCTAGGCATTAAGCAACTCTTCCTCTAAGACTTCTATGTATGATTTTTGCTTTATTGCTTTTTTGCTAGGTACTTTATTATTGTTATCCTTTTTTGCTTTTGATGCTATGTTATTAACTACCTCTAACTCTTGAACTATAACATTGCCTGTTGCTTTATCTTTGTTTGCTTCTTTGTCTGCATCTATAACTTTATCTATAACTGTATCTATATCTACCCTATCAATCGATGTTTCAGACGCTTTAAGTTCCTCTGAAAAATCGAATTTCAAAGGTTCTGTCGGGGGATTGAATATCTTTTGAAAGTTCAACTTGAAGTGTGACGCAACACTCTTTTCACCGTAAGCCCTTACCTTGCCCGGTGTTCTTTCAATCATGCCGTAAACTTTTTCAAGATTTCTGATGGCATCATACATGTTATTGGTGTTCATCCTTAAATCCTCTCGCAATGTGTCCATTGCCCTGACAACAACCCCATCCTTTGCATACCTACATACCTTATAACTGTAAAGCAGCGATGCCAATACCTTCTTTTCATTGTTTGTCAGTATTTCGTTGGTCTCCAATGCCTCATTGAAGCACAACCTCATCTTTTCCTTAATACTCATCTTTACCTATTTAATTATAAATATATCAATTTTTAAAATTTTCACAAATATACAAAAATATTTTTTAATTCAGAAATTTGAAGTATTAAAAAGTGTTAACAACAAAAAAGGGAAGTCTCTCAACTCCCCTTACCCTTAATCGAACTCTCCCGCCAGTACCCTGAGAATCAGGTTTGTCGATATCTCTATGGATAAGCCCCTGCGTTTTACCTCATCCATTACCTTTGCATCCGGTATCGGTTTGCCATCCCTTTGTGCCTTGATTACCTCAATGGCCGTTGTTGCAGCCAGTGTTAATAACTCATCATCGCTCATTTTTTTTAATTTTTTCTTTCCCATTTTCTTAAAATTTTTAAGTTAAACATCCAGTATCAATGCAAATATGGTAAAAAAATATGGGAAAAAGAAGGAATCGGTGTTAATTTATGTTAATTTTTGGAAGTGACGATGTATTTATATATAAGGTATTGGTATTGTTAACGCTTTTTAACTAAAAAAATGTGGTCTCAATTTCTTTTTTAGGAATATTTTCTGTATATTTGCACTACATCAATAAGGTAAAACGCTCGACCTGCAACTGAGCGATAACTAAATTAATAATAACAATGAAGACATTAAGAAGCGAGGTTGTAAACCTCATTAAGGAGAACATTGAGAACGTTGGTGGTGGTAGAATTCTTGCCAATGGCAAGCCATTGTACAAGGTTGTGTTTGACTATGATGGTGGATATGTGGAAATGTTGCTTCAGGGGTTTAACACCCCCAAGGGCTGCATCGGTGTTGAGAATTGGCAGTTTGGCAATGGGTTTGAAATCGATGGCAATACCTCAGATTACAGGCTCAGGAAGGTGGCTGACAGGATTGTCGCTGAATACCATCGAATCAAGCAGTTGGAAGACGAATTGGAATCATACACTTAATACATAATAAAACAATGAAAGAAATAACTTTAACACTCACAACTGAGCAGGCTGGTGATATCATCAATGCTCTGTTCAATTACAAAGATGCCGATGACGAATTGGCATTGATGGATATCGCTGAAGAGATTAAAGAACAATTCTATGGCGAATAAGGCATTTTAAGGTGCACTGGTGCCCTTCAAATGGTTGGGGTGGTATAAGTGTCCACCCCATAAAAAATAATCGATTGTGGAGCGTTTATGAGCGTTAACATTAATTAACCAAAAAAATTTGCAGATGACAGGGAAAATGATTACCTACCCCATGTCAAGCGAGACATAACATACTTTTACTTTTCATAATTTTAAAAATTTTTAATTATTATTCAACCGGGGATGTCCGAGAGGATGGGGCCCCGGTTATTTTCTTTATTTTTTTCATTAAAATATTATCTTTTTTAAAATTATTTAAAATTAATATATATTTATATATAAATGCAAGATAATATGATAAGAATTGGATGGATAACATTGGTGTATAACGAAATGGAGATTTTGCCATATTGCGTTAAGTATTGGCAAAGGATGGCTGACAGGGTGATTGTATATGATAACCACTCAACTGATGGAAGCAGGGAATACCTGTCGCAGTTCGATTGGATTACGATTGAGACCTTCGATAGTGACGGGCATAATGACATCATTCAGAAGCAGGTCAAAGAGCAGGCATATCAGAAGTATAAGGATGAATTCGATTGTATCCTGATTACGGATGCAGACGAAATTTTCTATTTTAGCGATTTCAGGGCTTCTGTTGCGTTATTTTTGTCTAAGGGGTATAATTGTATGTCAACCGAATTATATGCGCTCTGTGAAGA